GCATCTTCATGGCCCTGTGCTACAGCATTTCATACGGCATAGCGGCAGGATTTATTTTCTACTGCATCGTAAAAATGGCAAAAGGCAAATTTAAAGAGATACACCCAATCCTTCTCGTGTCAGCTATTTTGTTCATACTGAATTTCATTGTACTTGCCGTCCTTCAGTAAAATATTATTTATATTATAAAAAATAAACCGTAAATTTTAGAAAAGCCTGTGTTTGTGCGGTTTTCGCCGCTTCACAGGCTTTTTACAACTCCGATTTTTGATGAAAAATCAACAGAAAATCAACAGAGCCGGGAAAATCAACGGCTTCACCAATTCACCCCCGGCGGCGGTCAAATATAAAAATATATATGTACCTATTCGCCCGGGAGCAGTACCGTTAGTGTCAAAAACGAATAGTGTTATATTACTATCTCTTTTCTGTTGCCTGTTGATACCATACAGATTAGTATTTATCTTTTCAATGGCACAGTGCAACAGTGTCGCACAGTGTCAAGCCGGGCGAAATAGTACCAACCCGGGAAAATCTGAAAATTTCGCTTGAAAAATGTGTAATAAATCGCCTGTTTTCTTAGTGTTGGTAGCTCTGCACTACTCCGGGCGGCGGTGTCCTCGCTGGTGTTATCTGTTGGGGCTTGCTGTAACTGGTGTATGGTGTTCCGCTGGTGGTGTCCGTTTTGCTGTGAGCTGGTGGAGAGCTTGCAAACGAACCGCAACACCTCGCCCGGGTGGTGTTCCGTCTCGGATTCCTTGAAAAAATCGGTCAAAAATCCTTTTTAGGTAGGAAGGTAGGACGGCGGCGCAACGTGTACGCTCTCACAGGCTCACAGGGCTTTATACAGGTGTTCTAATGCTGTTGATGTGTTCTATATCACTCGCAGACAAAACGCCAACAGAGAGCCACACGGAGCCACTACAACAGCACACGCCAACCGCCCGGAGAGCAAAAGAAAACCCCGGCGGGGTGTTATCCCTCCGGGGCAGTGTGCTTGTGTTATTTGGATTCGTTTACAGTGCACAGAATATCATCAGCGAGTTTTACAGCCGCTTTTAATGCGGTGGGCATTTCAAAAAGTGCGGTTTCGTTGTCCGGGTCAACTGCTGAAAGAACTTTTAAAAGGCTGTAAAGCTGTACGGTGGTTTCCTCAAATTCTTCACGGTTTAAAATATGTATTTCTTTCATGGTGTTTTTCCTCCTATTATGCGTGTTTCTGATTCTTATAAACTGCTTCAGCGAAAATTTCAGTTGCTCGCCGTTGTGCTTCCTCGTTTGCGTGGCTGTATATGTTGAGCGTAACAGAGGGGTTACAATGCCCCAATTTTTTAGAAACGCTTACAACGTCCGCACCGTTCGCAATGCTCAATGTTGCCATAGTGTGGCGTAATGCGTGGGGGTGCATACCGGGCAAATTATACTTTTTTCCGAACTGCCTTATATATGCGGTTATGGTGTTCGGGTTTAGTATTTCGCCCTCGTTTTGTGTAAAGCAATAGCCCCCTGTTGTTTGTCCCTTGCTGAAATATAACAGTACCTGTTGTTTTCTCCATTCCTTGAGAACCTGTAAAACTGGGGCGTTTATAATGATTTCCCGGCTTTTGTGGTTCTTTGGGGTGCTTATATACACGCCTTTTTCTTTGGTGTATTGAGCATTTCGGGAAATGGTAACTTTTCCGGTTTGAAAATTGATTTCTTCCCATTTCAACCCGGCAACCTCACCCCGGCGGCAACCGCTGTCAATCATAAATAGAACCATCGCCCGCCATTTTAGCGGCTCACTGTTCAAGCACTCCATAATATAAGCAAGTTCGTTTTCGGAATATACGAGAGCTTCCCGGGGTATATCGTCTTTGCGTGCTTTGGGCTTTTTCATGCGTTGCATGGGGTTAGATTCTATCACGCCATTTTCAACAGCACTCTCGAAAAGAGTGTGTAAAGTGGTGTAATATGTTACGATTGTACCGTGTGCAAGCGGCTTTTTCTTACCCTTGCCGCCCGGGGCGGTCTGTAAATCGGTTATAAATTGCTTCACCATTAGAAAATCAATGTTTTCTAATTTCATTTCACCAAATACAGCCGCCGGACGTTTCAACGCCTGTTTATAACTCTGTATTGTGGTAGCTGAAAGCGTGGCGGCTTTTTCTTTTATGAACAGCTCCGCATATTTGTTAAATGTCGGTTTTTTCTGTTCTTCCGTCTTTTGGTGTTCGGCTTTTTCGGCTTTCTCTTGTGCATGGGCTTTTTGCTCCTCTTTGGTGAGGATTTCGCCACGATTACAAGCCGCTTCAAATTCGCCCATGACTTTTTGAAGCTCTCTTGTAATCGCTCTTTTGCTCCACCCCTCCGGGGGTGTGTATGTCATTGTGTAGGGTGTAAGCTGTTTCCCGGTGAGCTTGTCACGCCCTCGAGAAACTTTTATTTGATAGCTTACAATTTGCCCCGCTTTATTTTTTCGGGCTGTATAGCTTGCCATTTTTTCGACCTCCTTTATTTATTCATTTTTAGAAGCTCCGCAAGAATAACCAACGGTAAAATCAAAATGCAAAGAACGAACATTTTTTCTTTCTCCCTCCCTTGAAATTTGGGAGCGGGTGAAATACAATATTGATTGCACCCGCTCGGGGTGTATAGCTCTTTTCTTTCATGCTGTGGCGGCGGTTAGATAAAGGGCTATTTTTTATTGAACCGTAAAACGGCGGTACGTTGTCGGGGTGCTGTACTCGGTGAATAAATCCGGGTACACTTTACGGAAGCCGGAAGAATCGAACCGGGAGGAAGTAACCGCTTTATATGTCGCTTTGCTCGCTCCCTCTGTGACCGTCTCCCGGTCTCCCATGATTGCAAGAATATCGGTTTTTATGCTGTCGTTCATGGCTTCCAATTCCTCTATGAGCCGCTTATTTTCTCGGTATTCATTGCATAATGTTTCAAATTTACTCATTGTTTGACCCTCCTATATATCTATAATCGTACTGTTTTGCAGTGCCGAGCGTTTCCGCTGTTGGTGCTTTTCCTGTGAATCTGTCCACCTCTACAACCGGGATATAAAACGCCGTATAACGCCCGGTCACGCTGTCCTCTGTCCATAAATCTTCGTTGAGCTTTTCTTCCAGCTCGTCCAACGTGTCGAAATCCTCGAAATTGATTTCGTCCTTGATGTATTCCAGTACATCGTCCTTTACCGCTTCTCTGTAATCATACATTATTTTTTTACCTCCATTTTATTTACTGGTGTGTGTTTCGTTTTTCTATGGTTTCATTCTACACTATAGCGCAACGAATGTCAACACCATTTCAAATATTTTTATTTGCTATGGTTTATTTCGTTGCATTATAATGTAGAAAACTCTTGCTTTCTGTTTCTCGATTCGGTATAATAGAATCAGTAATTCTGAAAACATGAATTGGAGGTAACTTTTATGGAAAATATCCGAAATGAAATCAAATCTTATATTGCGGCTTCCGGCTGGTCTTTGGTCGATATAGTCGCAAAGATGAATGAAAGTCGCTCTGAATCCGAGCAGACCACACCACAAAACATTTCCAACAAATTGACCCGGGGGACGATAAAATATAGCGAAGTGAAAGAAATCGCTGAAATTATCGGTTTCAAAGTCGTTTGGGAAAAACAGGCATAGTCGGAGGAGTAACCCATGAAAAAACATATAGTCGCAAAGTCGAAAGTCGCTCTGATAGTCGCTTGCTTTGTATCACTTGCTGTGTCGTTGACAGGCTGTGGTAGCGAAAAGGAGCTAACCAATAGCGCGGAGTATGAGGGCAGTTCCATTGAACTGACAGGCAGTGAGATTGAAACCACCGATACCGGGAAAGAGGTCTTGAGAGTATCAGCCACTTACACCAACAGAAATTCCGAACCGCAATATGCGTTATCTGCATTTGCTGTAAAGGCGTTTCAGCATGATACCGAAATCAATGACCTGTCAGATATAAACGGTAGTGAAGCGGCTCTTATTCAAGAGGTCAAAAACGGAAAGTCGCTGTCAGTCAGTTATGTATTTGAATTGACCGATGAATCCCCGGTAGAAGTCTTTGTGTGTACACCAACCGCCAGCGAAGAACATATTGCAAAAGCTGTGTATCTTGATACAGAGCAATCCTCGAGTGAGAAAACCAACTGATAGACAGAAAGCCCCACCCTATACCGGGTAGGGCTTTTGCCATATCTAAACGCTTATTCTGCCAGTTCGTCCTTGACAGGGGGCTTTTCATCCCCCAGCAAGTCTTTATACTCGGACAGTTTGAACAAAGTCAGCATATCCGGGTGTTCCTTTACTACATCGTTGATTTTCTCAATGATAGTGATACAATCTGCCGGGTTGGAAATGTCCAGTCCTTTGACATCTCTCATGTACCAGTTGATTCTTGCAAGTTCACCTTTGGAGAGACGCTGTTTTTCAGCCGTCACTTCCTGTAACTGGGGAGTGTTATCGAACAAGTCAATATAACGCTGGTATACAGGGTCGTACTGCTTGTCCTTTTCGTCCTCGTTTACGGTGTAGAAAGCATGGAATCGAATGTCCATGTTATCCCACTTCTTAGAAAACTCGTTGCAAGCCGTCAACAAGTAGTTGCTCGCTTCATTCAGCGTATCGAACATTTCTCGGCAATCGAGCTGTACAGGCAGATGGAGCTTGATACCGTTCTGCTCACTGATAGCCTGTAAAACCCTCATGGACTGATAGTTCTCGAAGAAAATCGGGAGAATGTGGTGTACCTCAACAGAATCCACATCGCCACGCATTTGCAATGCCTTGAGAAGACGAAGCTGTTCATCAGTAGGTGCGGTACACAGCATATCGCCGATTTTCTCAAACTTGGAGCTTGTCAGAATAGCAATATCCTGTTTGGTAGCTTCAATGATGGTTTTCACCATGTCATTGAACTGCTGTACGAGCTTCTCACGGCGTTCGGCAATCACCTTACCGCTCCACACATCTTTCAGTTTGTCAATATTCGCATACAAATCGGTGCGCTCATTGGTGATAAACACATAGAGTGACTGCATTTGTTTCTGAATACCTGTGAACGTCAGCTTCTTGTCAGCGTTTGCGCTGTTTTCCTTCCATTTTTCGTTCATTTCTCGAATATCCTCGGATAACTGCTCGAACGATTTATAATCTTTAACATCAACCTTCATTGGATGTTCCTCCTATTTTCAAATTGTTATTGTGTGATAATTACTGGGTGTCAGCCAGTCAGTAGGGGGAGTGTTACCCCTACCGAAGCCCAGCTTCCTTCCAGCACCGAGCATGAGTGTTATCATGCTGATTCTCCTTTCCCGGATAGTTACCCGGTGAAGCTGAAACCGTTCGCTTCCTTCTGCGTGGTAACAGCGTCATTGATTGTACGGTTGCCGACCTTTACGATGGTCTGTTCCTTCTTGTTTGCCTGTCTCTCGGTTGCAACAACCATACGGTTGATAGAGCTTTCCATGAACTCACGATAGAAGTCCCTCATATCCTCGTACATGGAGCTTTCTGCTGTGCGATAGGATTTCTGATTCTCCTCATAGACGGACTGTGCCAGTCTGTAAGAGGGGTCGTAGCCGCTTGCAGAAGCGAGGGCAAGACCATCGTTTATACCAGCCGTTCCCACCATAACAGCGTTGATAACGCCATTCGCACAGGTAACAAGGTCGTGAGACATAGACTGCCAATATCTCGCAAACTGCGCCATGCCGCTCACAATAGAGCTGTGCATTACTTGAGCAAGCTGGAATCGGTTCAGTACCTCGGTAGTACCATTCACATGACCTACCAACTCTGCACCGCTCTCACCAGCAACGAACATAGAACCATGCGCTCGGTTCGTGCCGTCAGCATATTTTGGCATTGCTTTCCACATATTCGGAGTGATGATACCGCCGGAAGCGAACATCTTGATACCGCCGCCAGCACTGACAATACCGCCGCCGGATAAGCCGAAGAACTCTTTGATTCTACCTTTCCACTTGCTTATAAGATTGACAGTTACATCAACTGCACCACCGATTCGGTCTCTGACCCATTGTGCCACTGTACTCCAACCGCTTTTGGCAAGGCTGATACCCTTTTCTACGACACCGCCCATAGAGTTTTTAACCCATGTGCTTACAGTAGACCAACCACTCTTGATAAGGCTGATTGCTTGAGAGAGAGTAGGAATGTAACCAATCCAGTTTCTAACCGTAGACCAGCCGGATTTCAGCAACGAGATTCCTTGCGAAAGCGTAGGAATGTTACCAATCCACTCTCTTACAGAGTTCCAGCCGGATTTCGCAAGGCTTACTGCTTGCGATACTCCCGGGATATTACCAATCCAGCCCTTAACCGTCTGCCAGCCGCTCTTTGCGAGTGCGACAGATTGGTCTACGGTAGGAATGTTGCCTATCCAGTTTTTCACGGTAGACCAGCCGGATTTCAGAAGTCCGACACCCTGTTTCACAGCCGGAATGTTACCAATCCAGTTCTTCACAGAAGACCAGCCATCTTTCACGAGCTTTACGCCAGTTTCAAGAGAGAGACCGTCTTTCGTCTTGTCAGACCACCAATCCTTTACGTTGTCCCACCATTCAGAAGCATTGTTTTTTACTTCTGCGAGGAATTGAACAGGTTTGCTGTTCTTAACCTTCTTTTTGAATTTGTTCCACTCGTCAGATATATTTCCGAGAGCTTCCTTAATTCCGCTCACCATCGAATTCCAGCTAACAGGTTTTCCAGTAGCGAAGTCTTTAACTCCATCAGCAATGAGAGCAAGACCGAGAGGAATACCAACACCTGTCAGACACAGCATGAGACCGATAGCGAGTTTGCCGAGAGAACCAGCCATTGATTTAATCTTGGTAAAAACTACCTTGATTTTTTCTTTGATGGTTTCCCAGTTAATAGCTACTGCTGTACCGAGAGCCGCCGCGCCCGATAATATCAATCCAACACCGAGAGGAATACCAACCCCGGTGAAGCACAGGATAATACCGATTGCAAGAGCCGCCGCACCAGCGATAGCAAGTATTTTAGTAGTTACGCCCTTTAGCTTGTTTGTCAAAGTTTCCCAGTTAAGAGCCACAGCTGTACCGAGAGCCGCCGCACCAGCAAGGATAAGACCTACGCCGAGAGGAGTTGCAACTCCTGTGAAAGCAAGAATCATACCTATGGCAATGGAAGCCGCACCAGCAATGAGAAGAATCTTCGTAGTAACCTTTCTGATACTGTCCGGCATACTATTCCAATTCAAACCGACCGTTGCGGCAAGACCGACAGCACCAGCGGCAATCATCGCAATACCCAGCCCGGTTGCAACTCCTGTCAGAGCGAGGATTGCACCGACACCGATTAAAGCACCGCTCACGATAGCCACAATGCTTAGTACGGATTCTTGAACATCGCCTGTTAAGGAGTTCCAGTTCAAAGCTACTGCCGAAGCGACAGAAACCGCACCAGCGGCAATCATCGCAACACCGAGAGGAATGTTTGCACCAGTCAGAGCGAGAATTGCACCGAATGTCAGCAATGCACCTCCAACAATGGTTTCGAGCATACCGATTGTCCTACGGAGAGGGTCGGACATCGAATCCCAGTTAAGACCGATTGCTGTAACCATGCCGACAGCACCAGCCGCCATCAATGCGATACCGAGAGGAACATCAACGCCAGTAAAGGCGAACAATGCGCCCATAGCCAGCAACGCACCGCTCACGATTGCCGTGAGAATGGACAGAGCGTTCGACAGGTCTCCGTTGAGGAACTTCCAGTTAATTACAGCCGCAGTACCGAGAGCCGCCGCACCAGCCACCATGAGACCAGCACCAAGCGGTACATTGACACCCGAAAATGCAAGGAAAGCACCGATAGCCAACAGGAAGCCACCCAGTACCCCGGTAACGAGGGTGAGTACCTTCGCCAACCGTTCCGACATTCCGTTCCAGTTCGCCATTACCGAATCCGCCAAACCGATAGCACCAACAGCCATAAGACCGAGACCGAGAGGAATGTTTGCACCTGTGATAACAAGGATAGTACCGATTGCCAGTAAGAATCCGCTGATAACAGCGGTGATTTCCCACATAGCGTCCTTAATCATCTGAACGATTTCGTCAACCTTAGAAGTGATTGCGTCACCGAGGAAATCGTAGGTAGGAAGGTCAATGCCTAAATCCCCACCACCGATACCAGCACCCGAGCCGCTACCGCTTCCGCTGGAACTATCGTCTTTAGATAGGACATTCAGCTCGTCAATACCGAGCAGAGCATTTTTCAGCTTTTTAGCCGCTTTCCCGGCTTTACCCAGCCCATCAGAAGCGTCCCCGGCATTGTCAGCCAAATCACCAACAGCAGTAGCACCAGCAGAAATGCCGGAATAATCTACTTCCGGGAGTTTGAATCCGAACAGACTTGCGATAGAGTTTGCTATCATACGGATAACCTTCGCCAAAGCGATTGCATACGACAATACTGCGTTCAGAGCCGGGATAAAGATGTTACCCAAAGCTCTTGCACACTGCGTAACCTGTGCCTGTAAAACACGAAGCTGGTTTGCCGGAGCGTTCAGAGTACGAGCCATATCGCCTTGAGCGGTAGTTACCTGTGTCATAATTGCGTAGTAACGCAACTGCGACTTTTCAGCCTGTGTCATGGCAGAGACCTTTTTCTCGATACCGAGAGCAAGAGCTTCCTCTTGCAGTCTTGCAACAGACAGGTCATAACCCAGTCTACGAAGCGGTTCAAGCTCGCCCGAGATACCGGACTGTAATTTCTGCATAGCGTCCTCGAACGAAATGTTGAAGAACGAAGCAATGTCGTAACCGAGCTGTGTGAGGTTCTTGGACATAAGGTACGCTTTATCGCTCGCTACGCCGAAACCGCTAATGATGGTATTGAACACGCCTTGATTTCGCATGAACTCTCCCGGGTCGATACCGAGAGCTTCACTGACTGCTTCTGCGTAGTTCTGTGCTTCTTGAGCATATTCACCCATCGAAGCAGTAAACAGGTTCAAGTCCTCAATATACTGGTTAGAGGTATGAAGCCATGAAGCAATCGTATTTCCAATGCTCTGAACCGCTACACGAGCCATTCGCAGTTTCGCCCACAGATTGATATAGCTGGTGCTTGCCCGGCTGTTTGTCTGTGTTAAAGAGTTCGTAGCCGTAACAACTCGCCGGATATTCGTAGGTAATCGGGTGAACGCCGTAGCCACAGTATTGAGCTGGTTTGCCAATGGAGCGAGTGCATTGGACAACTGCTGAATCTGACTGGTAAAACTGTTCAAATCAAGACCAGCCAGCGATTTTGCCACTTCGGGTAACTTCTTTAAGGCATTAAAGGTCGAGTTCAACCCGGTTGCCTTACCAATATTCCCCAGCGGCGTGAGTGCTGTCGAGAGCTTACCGATACTGGAAAAGTCCACGCCATTCAGAGAAGTAGCGGCACTGCCAATATTCTTGAGCTGATTTGCAACAGAGGAGGAGAGCTTAATGCTCCCCAGTCCATTGAGCTTCGACAAACTGGTTGCCAACTTGTCAATTTTATCAGCGGAAGAACCATCGACAGATTTCAGTGCTGAATCAAGGTTTCGGATTTGGTTCACAACACCTGTCAGCCCGATACCCTTCGTAGCACTTTTCAGTTTCCCCAGCGTGGAGGTAAGAGTGTCAATACTTCTTGCCGCTCCATCAGCAGAGGACTGTACTTCGAGTTGTAGACTCTCCACAGTGACATCACTCATAAAAATCCCTCCTTTCTATGGGATAGAATCGAATGATTAGATACGCTTCCACGTCACATCACTGTTATTCTTTTCAAGCTCATCCACGAACTCGTCAATAACAAGGCTGTACATTTCAGCGAGAGAGTTCACCAACCCAGCCTTATCATCAATTTTCGAGAAAATCTCGTTAATGAGCTTTCTCTTGGTAAAACGATGGTTGGCGATAAATGCACCAGCAAAAAGTTCGGGCAGAACGGTCAGCGGCTTTGTAAGCACATCTTCGGCAACAAAGCCCCGGCGTTCCATCTCCTCAACGGACTTGCGGGTGTATTCGAGGACATATACCTTGCCCCCATAGGTGAAAGTGATTTTGTTTGCCATTTTGATTTCCTCCTTTAATTTCTCCGGGCGGTATGCCCGGTTTATCTCCACAGACAGCGGTTAAATCAAGCCACTATCCGTAGCAAACTGTTTTTCAAGAGCCGCCAAACGGATTCTCTTTTCCGGCATAGCGTCAGCACATTTGAAACCGTACAGACCTGTATTCGTGTCCCGGAATTGATATGCAAACACAAATTGGATAAATTTCTTATCTTCTTCGGACTGCTTATCAATCCAATTCCATGTGAACTTGAACCAATCAAGCGGTGTCTTTTTGGTCACTTCAATGTGTCGTACTGCCATGCGGAAGAAATGCTCCACCAACTCGGTGTAATGTTCTCTGAACCTCATACGCACATTCCTCCTACTTGCCGGACTTCGGATTTTCGTCAATCAAGCCACCAGCGACAGCAAAGCGTCGTTCAAGGTCGTACAATCGCTTTCGCTTGATTCCGTAATCTTCACTGGGATTGTAACAGGACAGTCCTTCGGTAGTGCTGTAAAAATCCGAACCAAACACAAAATGGATAAAGGCTCTATCTTCTTCGGACAAACCAGCAATCCAATTCGTACTAAATTCATACCATTTTCTTGGCAACCCAGTGTGCGCCCATTTGCGAACAACCACATGAAAACACTGCTCAACAAAGGTTGTGTAGAACTGCTTAAAAAGGATTCTTCCCATACCTCACACCTCCTTTCTTAGTCCTCTGCCGGAACATCAGCCATATAGCGTTTTCTAATGTCCTCGGCACTGTAAGCGGCTTCTTCCTCATATCCCGGTTTATTCGGGGTGAGAATCAGCTCGTTTGTTTCTCTGAAACCGTACATAGCCTTATTGAGAAAAATGGAAACAATACTGTTGGCATTGTTCTTCAATGCAGACTGATTGAGTACATCGGCGCACAGGTCATTGAACATTTCGAGCCACTGTGCGGTTTCGGTATCAGATTTATAATTGCGCCAATTCCGCAGTGCTCTGTCAGAATAGCCCAGCGAGCGAGCAAGCCCGAGAGAACTCGGGAATGTGCCTGTTTCTTCACAAGCTCGGAGATAAACAATCGTTCGAGCCTTAACACTCTCAATATCTTCGAGAGATACCTTTTCTTTTGTGGCGGTCTCTACCAATTCGGAGGTTTTTGCCGCCACCAATTCCCGGAGCTTATCCTCTTGATATTCGCCGGATTTTTCCTTATAAATGCTGTGTCCTTTTTCCAGCGCAAGCCCTTTTTCCTTGCTTGCGGTCATGCTCTCAGTCATTTCGGAATAACTTTGAGCGGGGTTCTTTCCTGTCGTAGACATTATTCGTTTTCCTCCTTATCTTCTAATGCGTCTTTTCTCAACCACAAAAGGCGAGAACGCTTTTTGCCGCTTGAATTAGTAATCCATTTGGCTTTAGTGGTCTGATTCTTGTCCGTTTCAATCAGCTTGTCGATTGCTAACTGCTGAAATAGGGCTGTCTTTCCGAGTGGAAAATTCAAATCCTGTGCGGCATAGAATTTTCGCACCTCGCTGTAAATCGTATCGGGGTAGCAGTAGTAAAAATATTCGTCAACATAGCCCACAGGCTTGTACGAAGGACATTCTGCTGTTAAATCCGAGAAGCGGATTTCGCCCCGGTCTAAAAGCTCCTTAACAGCATTGAGAAACAACTTCACAGGCTTTTCCTCGTAAATACGGCGATTCTGCTCTGCGGACAGCGCAAGGAAAATATCCCACGACTGCGCTTTGAGTGTGTCACTCTGTTCGGAAGTAAGCACATTGACAGATTCCAGCCAATCGCACATAACAGTCATGCCGATTTGCAAATGTGCTACAGCAACCGCTAAACGTCCGTGACCGCCTGTTTGGGCTTTATCACGCAACTCGAGAAATAGCGGCTTGAGCTTTTCGGCAATGGTGTCCCAGTTCACAATCACATACTGAATGTACTCAGACATACACTCGTTCAGCTCACTTGCTCTCTGCTGTACTGCCGTCAGTTCGGGCAATTTCACATCACCCGGTCTCAACTCACAGGAGATAGAACGAGCAATGGCACTTTCGCCTACATTACTGAACGCTTCTTCCGCTGTGATAATCAGATTGCAAACAGGGCGGTAAACCGATTTGAGAGAACCGTTGGCGTTCATTCTTGCTCGCCCGGCTCTGTCACCGATGGCTCGTGCCACACTCTGTTCCATGCGCTCCATTTGGTCTTTGACCCCCTTCGTAGTAGAAGGGATTCTATCATCGAGCAGTGTCAATGTAGAATTAAGGAGACCCATCGCTTTTTCAGCGGCGTTAGGTGTGTCTTTGAAGCTGATAGGGGCTGATTCAGTTTCCCGGAATGTACCGAAAAACGAAAGAAACAGGTTTGCCACGGTGGATTTTCGAGAGCCTGTTTTACCGACAAAGTACAGAATGAATCGTGGTTCAAAGCCGATTTCCTGTAACAGCGCATTGAGCGGTGTCAGAAAGCTATATGCGAGAGCAGTATAGATAAGAGGTTTCGGCGCAACCTTGGGTAAATCCACCAGTAGTGTTTTATAGCGGCTGTCATGCCGTTCTGCCGTGAAACCGTAACGGTCTAATTTACCCTCCATCTGAACGCTGTACCCATCGGTAAGCCCTTCGGCAGTCACACTGTTGTTTCCGTTGAGAAATACTCGCTGACCGTCAATCATTGCATACCCAGTATGCTGGTAAACCGTTGTGTGCAGAGCATTTTCACACTGAATCTGCATTGCTTCGCTGTAACGGTTCTTTGCACCTCGCTCGAGGAAGATACGGCAAGCCGCTCCGAACTTAATGTTGGGAGTTTGACTTAACACATCTTTCAGTGTGACAGGGACAACACCCCACATTCGACCAGCTCTGCGAACATCGAAAAGCAATTCCTCGGTTTGTTCTACACCGTTATCAACAATCCGCTGTTCCTTGAGAATTGGTGTGTGGTTTGCAAAAGCAGTTTCTTCTATTCCAACAACTTCCCGGGTGTCCTTACTCAAAATCGGTGACTTATAAACCAATGTCCCATCGGGCTTTGATTCATAATTCTCTCCGATTTTCAGAAGCTCTTGTTCTTTCTCCATCAGCGCACTCCCTCGCTTTCAAGACGTTCCAAAAGGCGAGGTACATTCACGAAGATTTTCGCTCCATTTTTAATATGAGGGAGCTTCCCGGCTTTCAACAGCTTGCGTAAGTAATACTCGGACAAACCAGTGGTCTTCACAGCGTCCTTCATCGGCTGATAGACTGGAATAATGTTGTTATTCATTTGACTTGCCCTCCTTCCTCTTGGCTTTCAGCTTTTCACGGTATCTATTGCGAATAGCCTTGTCTTTTTCGGGATTTCGCTTTCTCCATTCCCGCATATAAGCGGCATTCTCTGCTCTAATCTGTTTGCGAGCCACTTCTAACGCTTCCTGTTCCGTCATTCTTGAACCTCCTTTCTGACAACAAAAAAGGTGCGCCATCGTCAGAGAATTTAATCTCTGTGCGATAACGCACCTATCATTTCAACTTGTTCTCTCCATAACCAATACGGAGAGCGTGACCGAATCACTGTGGTTATTTTGGCTCAATGTCAATAGTTGGGGTAAACCTAAAAAGGGAATGTGAGAAGGAGCGGTGCTAAGCTGCTCCTTTTT